ATTCGTGCGGAGATTTGGAGGGATACCAAGGGGATATTGCATTGTGATGACTAACATGACCTTCCAATGACGCCCGTTCATGAAGAGGAGGCGCATCATCACGTCCTTCGTCCATTTGTTATCATACAGACAATCATCCAAAACGACGAACGTCCTCGGGTCAATGGACGATTTTTTATACGTATCCATTTCCTTTTTGACCTGCTTTAAGACTGCCTTTTGGCGCTTGAGAATATTTTCGATAATGGCGGTATTATACGCATCATGGATGAATAATTTGGGCACATGGGCGGCGAAGAATCCGTTGCCTGCTTCTGTTCCGGAGATGACCGTGCCGATTGGGATATCTTGGTGATGAAACATCAAGTCCTGAACGAGGAAACTTTTACCAGTATCACGTCGTCCAATGAGAACAATGACAGGCCCCTTGTTTTCATCGGGGCGAAAACTAATGGCCTTCATGTCGAATTTTGCGAGTTCTAAATTCATTTCGCCTCTACGTAGTAATACAAAAACTGTATATTTTTTTATGATATTTTACACGAGACAAATAGTCGCCGCCGTCGCCGCCGCCGCCGCCGCCCGTTTAAAACTGATATAAAACTTCTATCGAACAATCATATTATTACTGTCTGTATTTTAGGAAAATGGCAGCGAGTTTTCAACTTCATTACCGAAAACATAAATATACTCCGGATAAAATCGATTCGGCATTATTGTATGATATTCAAAATTATATACCGATTTATTTGAGGTTTTTCGACATCAACGAGGCAAATTACAACGGGATTCAGTTGAACCAGCGGTATTATTTACAGAATATTATTGACCATTCGCTTATACATACACACACGACGGCGGTTGAGACGAATGCCAACGACCGATGTGCGAATCATAGTTCGCTAAATCATTTAGAAACAGTGATTTGCGACGATGCTGGAAATACCACGAATGTCCCGATGTTTGTGAAATACTCGCCACTTTTAGACCCGATTCGATATTTGTCCGGGAAATATGAGTCTATACAAAAATCATGCTCTCTTCCTAAATATAATTCGACAACCGATAATTGTGACGATAAAATATTGAACACGAATAATTCCTCTTATGTAGACGGATTTTTCTCATACTTGACGAGTTGTACGCTTCATACATATGGCGTTGTTCATGCGTTAGACTATTATGGCAGTTATCTGTGTAAGCAGCGAGAATTTTCGACTAACGTCTTTGATGATATTGATTATTTGGCGGATTGTGCCTTTTTCAATACAAAAGAGAACGAACTTTTCACGATTGATTATTCACAATTTGGCGATGATAGCGGTAGCTGTGGCGGTAGCGCAAGCAATAAATTATTGAATCTTCGTAATAAATTACATCCGTTATTGAATTGTGGCGGGAAATCTTGCGACGATTATTTATTGGCGGACAATTACTTCAATAAAAAAGAGCGTATTTCGATTCTTGACCATGTGGCTGAATGTGAGTCTAGCGATGTGAGTGTTGGCACCGCAGTCTTAGTTGAATCATCAAATGATGCCGAACCAACCACGGTCGACGTGCTTGAAGTAAATATAGATGATTTCGAGATTAAAAGCGAAAGTGCTGCTGAAATAAAAACATTAGAACCAAAGACGACTACGAGAGATTATAATGACGATGATACATCAGAGTCTAATTCTTCGTATACGACGATATCTGACGCAGACGAGGATGACACGGAAGACGACGCAGGCGGCGACGACGACGACGATGACGACGCGGGAAGCGACCATGGAAGCGACCATGGAAGCGACAATGGAAGCGACGACGGAAGCGACGACGGAAGCGACAATGGAAGCGACGACTATTCAGGCAGCGACTACAGCGACGATGAACAAATCATCGTAAAAATAAAGGATTTCCCAATACAGGCGATTTTACTTGAAAAATGTGTAAGCACGCTCGACCATATTATGATGCACGACGAATTGACGAATGAAGAATGGACATCGCTCCTATTCCAAATCATCATGACGCTGATTATTTACCAAAAAATGTTCGCATTCACGCATAACGACCTTCACACCAACAATATCATGTTTATTGAAACCACCGAAGAGTTTATTTATTATTTATACGAAGGCCAGTATTACAAAGTGCCGACGTATGGGCGTATCTTCAAAATCATCGATTTCGGGCGTGCGATATATAAATTCCGCGGTCAACTTATTTGCAGCGACAGTTATCACCCAAAAGGCGACGCGGCAACCCAATACAATTTCCCCCCATACTACAATCCATATAAAACCACCGTTGAACCTAATTATAGTTTTGATTTGTGCCGGTTCGCATGTGCTCTTTTCGACTATTTTATTTACGACCTGAATAAGGTGGAAAAACTATGTAAATCCGACCCTATCATAAAATTGGTTGTCAAATGGACGATGGATGATAAGGGGCGTAATGTGTTGTATAAGTCGAGTGGCGAGGAGAGATATCCTGATTTCAAACTCTATAAGATGATTTCGCGGTCTGTTCATAATCATATCCCCGCGAATGAAATCCACAACGCGATTTTTGACGACTTCAAAATCACAATTAAAAAATATAAGAAACATGCGGCTCTCTCGGCGAAGTTTTTGAAAGACGGAAAGAATACCCAGATTATTGTTAATGTAGACGCACTGCCGTGTTATACTGAGTTATAATGTAATATATGACAATGGAGGTAGCGGGTGGTAGCGGACTCATTCATTCATTGGTTGCTTCCCAAGTATGTCTCTCGATGCACTGAAAGTCCCTTCTTCGCAATGAATTCAATATTCCGCATGGTCCATCCCATACTGCCTCCAGAGTGACCAACTTTCATTTGATTTTGAACGAGAGAAACGATTTCGTCGTCGCCGCAACTAAACATAAATCCGTGATTGGATGGTGGGCTATATTCCGACAAATGTTTCCATGCGTTTATTTCCTTTCCTTTCAGCGTGGGTGTTTCGTTGGCACGGATAACCGCGAGAATTCCGTCTTTCAGGTTATCCGAACACCACGAATCATTCATATACGAAAAGTCCCACGCATTGGCTTGGGCCACTGTGAGTGGCCAGTATGCGACAGCGGCGACATCGGGGGTGGTGGTAGAAGACGACATTGCGATAATGAATGCGATGAATTACCAGATATAATAAACATAAGGTTCAATTTTATGTTTATCTATAGTATTATGCACGCACGTTAGACCCGAGAAGCAATCTTATCCAAAATAACCCCAGCGACGACCCCCAACGATAAACTGCCCGATACGAACCCGATAAGTGCGGTGAGAATTGTGACGACCCATCGTCGGTCTAGCGACTGTGGTTTGAATATACTGTCCCAGTCGCCTGTTTTATACACGACAAGCAACATAACACCTACAACCGCCGCAATCGGGATTTCGTTGATGGCGCGCCCGAAGAATAGACATATTACAATAAACAGCACACTTGTAATAACAGACGAAAATTGGGTTTTTGAACCATTAAATAAGTTCAACTTACTTTGGCCGACTAAAACACACCCACCAAACCCGCCGGTCAGCCCAGTTGCGATATTCGCAATACCTTGAACAAGGCTCTCGCGATAAGAATCGCCTTTCAATCCCAGCGTCGCCTCGGTATCTCGAACCATAATCAGCGATTCTAACAATCCTGTAAATGCCATTGCGGCGGAAAAAGGCAGTATTTTTAGAAGATGTTCGAAATCATACTTTAATTTACTCGGGGATAACCCGTCCAGCGATATGAGCGAAGGGAGTTCCGCCTTTATCTCCCCTATGTCTTTTACGCGGTCAATATCGTAATATTTCGTAAAAATATAGATAAACGCGGTAATTGCGAACATCGACACTAGCCCTCCGGGGATATGAATATGTTGGTCTTTGCTATGCGTTATCGTAATAACCCCGAAAAACGCAAGTAATGTTGAAATAATGGCGAATAGCGTAGTATTCGCGAATTTCAATCCAGTAAGCCATTTATGGTCTTTATCTTTGAAATTATCCAGTTGATGAACTGCGATAAGACCCGCCAACGCAACTAAAAACCCAGACATGATATGTTTCGGCACATACGTCACATATTTGTATAAACCGGTGACAGCCGCAAGCATTTGGATGAAGCCGCCGATTATAACAGTAGGGATGATGTACTCCTTTCCAACGAGTGCGCCTACACCTGCGATAGATGTTGCTACCGCGGCGGTTGAGCCGGATATCATCGTGGGCATCCCCCCGAATAATGATGTGATGAGAGACATGACCATTGTATTCTGTATTCCGACATTCGGTGCTAACCCCATAATAAATGCGAATGCGATGGATTCGGGGATGAGTAGCAACGCAATCGTGAGTCCAGATAGAAACTCATTGATGATTTGATTCGGCGACGAGACTAGATTCATTCTATAATCTAAATCTAAATATATAACATATAAACATAAAAACATATTAGTTATATATATAGAAAATGACTACTCCAACCATTACGATTGACGGGACTACGTATGATATCAGCGAATTTAAGCACCCCGGCGGAAACATTATAAACTATGCGACGAATACTGCGGACGCTACAGAAATCTTTAACGAATTTCATCATCGTTCGACGTTGGCGAAAAAACTGCTTCGGTCATTGCCCGTGTATCAACGCGACGACGACGACGACGACGGGGGCGACGGCAACGAACTAACAGAACGCCAGCAAGCCATGACGAGAGATTTCCGCGAGATGCGCACCAATCTCGTGAATCAGGGTTGCTTTGAGCCAGATTAC